GTAACATATAAAATCCAAGATGGAGAGCATGAATACCATGAGTACTCTTGGTTCTCTATGGGTACTCAATCTGATTATGATGTGGGAGTTATTAAAGATAAGGTACTGATAGAGGAAGTTTATGGTGGAGAAGTTGAACAAGAAGAAGGAACAAATAAATATTTTTCAAGAGATTGGGATACATATATACAAGTATATTCTGTAAAAGATATAACACCAAAAGAATTAGATGTGTTAGATAAGTTTGGAGTGGTATATAAATGAGAATTAAAATTTCAAGAGTAGCTAAAGATATAGATGGTATACCACGAGCATTTACAATTAAAATAAATGGTAAAAAATATCCTAGAAATGTTAAAGGATTTTATTTTCCTGATGATAGAAAAAAAATTACTGCTATAAACCAAGCTATAGAAGATTATAAAATTGAGGAGAATGAATTAGCATGAGTACTATACAAGGTAAAGCATATTGGGCTTCAATCATTACTCCAAATACTACATTTGATACAGATGGAGTATGGTCTATAGATGTTGGTAATCTTAATAAAAAAAATAAAAAAAGAGCTGAAGAGAATGGATTAACTGTTAAGAATAGAGGTGATGATAGAGGTGATTTTGTTATCATTAAAAGAAAAGTTAGGCGTGCAGATGGTGATAAAAATAAACCACCAAAAATTATTGATGCTCAAAAGAATGATATGTCTACAACTAGAGTTGGTAATGGTTCATTGGTTAATGTATTATATTCTACTTATGAATGGGAATTTAAAGAGCATAAAGGAGTTTCAGCAGATTTACACGCAGTTCAAGTAATAAATTTAGTACCTTATAATTGTGATAATGAAGATGAAGCTTTTGAAGTAGTTCCTGAAGATAAAACTAAAACAAAAAAGGAGAAAGAAATGACTGAAGAAAATAGTTTTAAAATAAAGAGAGGTGAATTTGGTTATATTTATTGTATAACAAATGAGTCTTGGAAAGATTGGGTTAAAATAGGTATGACTACTGGACTTAAATCTCGTATAGCAGGTTTTAATGCATGTAATCCTACTGAATGTAAAGTTATAGATTATCACATAACAGATAAGTTACACTTTAATGAGCATGAAGTACACAAACATTTTAATAAGTTTATTAAGAAAAAGAAACGAAAAGAAAAAGTTAGTTCTACTAATACAACTTCGTTAGAGTGGCATAATGTTTCTGTTGCAGAAGCTAAAGAATTATTTTCAAGTGCTATACAAAGTGTTAAAGCTACACATTTAGAAGAACAACTTGGAGAATAAAGATGACTGATGATATGATGTTTGGAGAAAGTAATATAATTAAACCAACAAAAGAAAAACAAGTTACCATAGACAGAGAAGTTTATAAAAGTTTTGTTAGAGAAATAGCAGAAGAAATGTTTCGTAGGTCTACTATGCAATGGAGTTACCATGACCTGCATGACATCATGGGAGATGGAAAGAGATTACCTAAAGCACAGAAGATATATAGACAACACTATGATTTTGTAAGGGCTTGTTTGAAAAGACACTATATAAATCAAGAGGTTAAGAGTGATTAATATAATAATAAAAAAACTATTTGACTTATGCAAGTATATTGTGTTACTATGGGTATTATATATTATAGTTATGATGTTTTTAGGTACGTTTGGAGTAGTATAATGTTTATAATAGGTTATCCAACAAAAGATGAAGATGTTATCATAGAACAGCTAACACATTTTAATGGAGAAACTATAATTTTTAAAACAGAAGCAGAAGCTAGAGCATACATCTCCAAATTATATGTAAAAACAGGTGTTAATGTAGAGCCATTTGAAGATGATGGTTTATTAATAATGAGAGTACAATAGAGTGTGGGTGTGATAGGTTATCCTAGGGCAATTCACTTAATGAGAACTCAACGAAATGCAGACCAAGTTCTCGCCCACAAATTAATTTAAAGGAGAAAAATAATGCATAAATCACAGATACATGAGAGTGTATTAAAATTAGGAGAAGATGCCACGTTCAATGTAAGAACTGTATTAGAATGGTTGGAATATAATAAGAAACTTTTACCTTCACTTAAACGTAGAGTTAGAGAAAAAGAAAAGGGAGCTATAGCAGAGAAAGCAAATGTTGAAGGATATATAAGAATGATTAATCATTATCTACGACATGGAGATTGGTGTAGTGATTTCTTTGGATATAGACAGGAATTAAAAACTAAATGGAAAGTTATTAAGAAATGAGATATATAATAGGAAGTATTTATTTTTTTATATTTATCCTCATGTTATATGTTTGGACAATAAGTGTAATGGCTGATGATGGGAGAGATTGTTTAGCTGAAGCAGTTTATTATGAAGCAAGGTCAGAAAGTTTTGAAGGTAAATTAGCAGTAGCTAATGTAATACTTGAAAGATTAAGAAGAGATGATTTTCCAAATACTATTTGCAAAGTTGTGCATGATGGTGTATATTGGAAGAATAATATAGTAAGAAACAGATGTGCTTTTTCTTATTATTGTGATGGAAAACATGAACGTATGTTAAATATAAAAGCTAAAGCAGATGCATATACAATAGCTGATTTTGCTTTGAATGGTGTAGAACTACATGATACATTAGGTGCTACACATTATCATGCAGTTTATGTACGTCCTAAATGGGCAAATAAATTTTATTTTATTAATAAAATAGGTACACATTTATTTTATTTAAAGGATTATGATGAGAATTAATTTTGTTTACAGAAACGAACACGTCAGAAAGAAAACTACTATTGGTCGTTCACCTTTGAGCAGACCATTAAATAAACATAAACGTAGAACATGGAAAAAATATAGAGGACAAGGAAGATGATTAAAAGATTTAATGAAATAGAATTGTTACGTAAAAATGTAAAGGATTTACAAGGACAATTACAAAATGCTTACATAAGAATAAAAGAATTAACAGAAGCATTACATGAAGAAAGAAAAAGAGCAGGACATAATGACCATTATACAACACCATCAGGATGGGCTATGCCTAATGAAAATCCTGATGCTACACATATAGAGGAGAAAAAAGATGAGTGATGCCAGAGGATTTTGGTTTGACTTTGATGGTACACAAAGAAAACTTTTAGAAAAAAGAAAGGAAAAAAAGATGTCTAAAAATAGTTTTATCCAATGGATAGAAAACGAAGCTAAAGCATATGAAAGGAGTAAAAACATGGCTAAAGCAACAACACCTAAAGTAGAGATGACTTTAAATGATAAACAAAAGAAAGGATTGCTTGATATTTTTAATGCAGGTAATGACTTTCTACAAAGTTATAGAGACTCAGGCATTAAGTATGTGACTGCCTGGGAAATAGAAAACCTTTTAGATTTACTAGATGACATGAAAGAATTATATGGTATCTCACCTAAAATATCTGCTGAAGCAGACAGAGAGGGTGACCACTATCCTAATCATTGGGGTGACCATGTATTTTCTGACGACCCAAGAGCATGGAAACGTAAGGTAGACTAAAGATGATTGAAGATTTGAAGAGAGAGCAAAGTCAAGTTTATCGTGAGTTTCTAAAAGAATATCTGACAGAAGGATATGATTTAGAAGAAGCTAAAACATTAGCTAAACAAGACACTAAAGAAGTTATGCAAGATAAGCTTGACTTTGTAGAAGAATTGTGGGATAATTCATTTGATGAATTGGAATAATAACATGGATAAAAAATGGTTAGACAGAGGTGCTTGTCCTAAGTGTGGCTCTAGTGATGGTAATGTAAACCATTCAGAGGGATATAGCTTTTGCTTTGTCTGTGAAACTAGATTTGGAGAGAGTATGCAAACAGAAACAATAATACCTATGAAGAGAGAAAGTAATATAAAAACTGTAGGTACTTTAGGTGCATTAACTGAACGTAGTATATCTAAAGAAACTGCACAAAAATATAATACAGATGTGAAGGTAAATGGAAATATGAATACCCATCACATCTATAAATACTTTGATGAGAGTGGAAATAATATAGGAAATAAAGTACGTAATGTTTCTACCAAAGATATGTGGGTTGAAGGTAATATGACTGAAGCATTATTGTTTGGTCAGAATATCTTTGCTCCTAATGGTAAATATATAACTATAACTGAGGGTGAAGTAGATGCCATGTCTGCTTACGAATTACTAGGTAGCAAGTGGGCATGTGTTTCTATTAAGACAGGAGCAGGGTCAGCATTACGTGATTGTAAAAAAGCATTTGAATATCTTGATAGCTTTGACCAGATAGTTATATCATTTGATATGGACAAGCAAGGTAGAGAAGCAAGTGAAAAGGTTGCACAATTATTTTCACCTAACAAGTGTAAGATTATGCATATGGAACACAAAGATGCGAATGAATATTTACAAGTAAATAAACGTGAAGAATTTACTAGAGCATGGTGGAATGCACAACCATTTACACCTGCAGGAATAGTTAATCTAAAAGATTTAAAGAGTACATTATTTGAAGAAGAGTATTGTGAGACATGTCTTTATCCTTGGACTAAATTAAATGATAAGACTTATGGTATGCGTACAGGTGAGTTAATTACCTTTACAAGTGGTGCAGGTATGGGTAAGTCTTCTATTATGAGAGAGTTGATGTATCATATGTTAAAGAATACAAATGATAATGTAGGTATACTTGCATTGGAAGAAGGTATAAAAAATACTACCTTTAATATCATGTCAGTAGATGCTAATGCTAGATTATATATTAATGAAGTACGTAAGAAATATAGTCAAGAAGAATTAGATACATGGTTTGATAATACTGTAGGTACAGGAAGGTTCTTTGCTTTTGACCACTTTGGTTCTATTAATAATGATGAAATACTTTCAAGAGTTAGGTTCATGGCACAGGCATTGGATTGTAAATGGATATTCCTTGACCATCTATCTATCCTTGTATCAGGTCAGGAAGATAATGATGAAAGAAAATCTATTGATATTCTTATGACTAAGTTACGTTCATTAGTAGAACAAACAGGTATAGGATTACTATTAGTGTCACACTTACGTAGACCTACAGGAGATAGAGGACATGAGGATGGGAAGGAAGTCTCTCTATCACATCTTCGTGGTTCTGCTTCTATTGCTCACCTATCTGATAGTGTTGTAGCATTAGAGAGAGACCAACAAGCTGAAGATGAAGTGTTAGCAAATACAACTACCATACGCATATTAAAGAATAGATATACAGGAGATACAGGTATAGCTACACACTTATTTTATGATAGAGAGACAGGTCGTATGAAAGAAATTTCTAATCCTTATGAAGTAGATGATAATAATTCTGGTGATGAGGAGATACCATTTTAATGAAATGTTGGTATTGTAATACAGAATTAATATGGGGTGGAGACCATGACATTGAAGAAGAAGATTCTGAGTACTGTATAGAAACAAATTTACATTGTCCTCAATGTGATTCTTTTGTAATGGTTTACCTACCTAAAGATAAAATGTGGGATCACTATTGTCCTGTGGAAGAAACAGAAATGTCTATTGGTAAAGATGAAGAATGTAATTGGTGTGGTGCAACAGAAGATTGTGAGTGGAAGGAAAATGAGAGCAGTAGTTGATATAGAAACAGACAGTTTAAATCCTACAGTAGTTCATTGTGTAGTGGCTAAAGATATAGATACAGGTAAGGTCTATCCTTTTCCACCTGACCTGTTGCATGGCTTTAGAGATTGGTCACATGGAGTAGACCAATTTATTATGCATAATGGTTTATCTTTTGATGCACCTATTCTTAATAAGTTATTGAATACAAATATAAAACCTAGTCAGATTGTAGATACGTTAATACTATCACAACTATTTAATCCTATTCGAGATGATGGTCATAGCTTGGAAGCATGGGGTAAGAAATTACAAATGCCTAAAGGAGAAGTAGAAACTTTTGATATATATACAGATGATATGTTAGAGTATTGTAAACAGGATGTGAATATAACTCATAAACTTTATGATATTTTAAAACAGGAAGGTAAAGGATTTTCTAAATCTTCTATCAATCTTGAGCATAGAGTAAGATTAATTGTTAATCAACAAGAATCAAATGGGTTTGCTTTAGATTTACAGAAGACTATGTGTTTATTTAATCAATTAAAAGATGAAGCATATGAGTTAGAGAAGTGGGGAAGAACACATTTTGATCCAACAGTTATAGAATTAAAAACAAAAACAAAATATATACCATTTAATATAGGTTCAAGACAACAGATTGCAGAACAATTAGTAAATCTAGGTTGGAAACCAACACATCATACAGATAAAGGTAACATAATAGTAAGTGAAGAAGTATTAGATAGTTTAGATATACCTGAAGCTAAAAAGTTTTCAAGATTTTTATTATTACAAAAACGTATAGCACAAATTAAGTCATGGATAGAAGCATGTAGTGATACAGATGGTAGAGTACATGGGAGAGTACATACATTAAAAACTATTACAGGTCGTATGGCACATCATTCACCTAACATGGCTCAAGTTCCTGCAGTTCGTTCTCCCTATGGAAAAGAGTGTAGGGATTGTTGGACTATTGATAATCCTTATACTCATTCTATAGTAGGTACTGATGCAAGTGGATTAGAATTAAGATGTCTTGCTCATTTAATGAATGATAAAAAGTTTACAGATATATTATTAACAGGAGATGTCCATACAGCTAATATGAAAATGGCAGGATTAACTAATCGAGATCAGGCAAAGACATTTATCTATGCATTTATGTATGGTGCAGGTGCATCTAAGATAGGTAAGATTGTTGGAGCAGGTGCAAAGGAAGGACAGATATTAATTAATAAATTCCTTTCTAATATGCCAGCATTAAAAAGAGTACGTGATTCTGTTACGAAAGCATCAAGGAAAGGTGTTATTAAGGGTATAGATGGTAGGTTATTACGTATAAGAAGCCCACATAGTGCTTTAAACACCCTTATACAGGGTGCTGGAGCAGTAGTATGTAAGCTATGGTTAATCAATATGATTAAACGTATTAAACAAACAGGTGTGGATGCTAAACTTATTGCATCTATACATGATGAATACCAATTTGAAGTAGCTAACAAAGACATTAATAAATTTGGAAGAGTAACAAAGGATGCTATGAAAGATACTGAGATACAATTACAAATGAAATGTCCTCTAGATAATGAATGGAAGGTAGGAAAGACATGGGCACAGACACATTAGAACAATTTACTTTGTTTGATATGAATGAAGAAGATTATATATCTGATGATATATCTACACATAAATGTAGAGAGTGTGAAAAAGTTAAACCTGTTCATTCTTTTAATACTAAAAATATAATACCTCCTCAAAAAAAAGAAGGAAGTTTTTTTCCTGTTCGTAGACAAACACATAAAGGAGATGTTCAGCTATTTGTTTTATTTAATACTTGTAAAGAGTGTGATGCTAAAGGAAGAGCAGGAAGACATGCTAGATTACGTATGTATCCTAACCCTCCTGAAGGTTATCATTGTCCTATATGTAAAAAAAATGAAGAAGAAATTTTTAGTAATCAAATAATTGTAGATAAAGACTATAATATTTATAAAAGAAAATATGATTTAAAGAGTGCTTGGCATCTTGACCATGACCATAAAACAGGAGAGTTTAGAGGTTGGTTATGTAGAACTTGTAATACAGGATTAGGAGCAATGGGAGATACTATAGAAGGTCTTGAGAGAGCTATTAAATATTTGAAAGGAGACTTTGATGGAAGTACAGGAATTTAAAGGTAGAAAAGATCATGCTGATTATATCAAACGTGGTATAGCAGTAGAAAACTATTTTGTTAAGGAAGCAAAGAAGAGAGATTATAATATATGGATTGCTTCTGAAGAACAAAATATAAAACAGCATATAGATTTAGTGCTACAAAAAGATGGAAAGGAGTTTAGTGTAGATGTAAAAGCTATAAGGACAGGGAATAAAAGTAGAGTACCTGATGATACTTGGATTGTTGTAGAATTTTTAAATACTATGGGTGATAAAGGTTGGCTCTATGGTAGTGCTGACTACATAGTGTTTGAAAGAATAAAAGATTTTGTATTTTGTAGTACAAAAGAATTAGTAGTTCTGGCACATAAACTTGTGAATAGAAATGACAGAGTTTCTAGTTATAAGGATGCTGAATACAAAGTTTGGGGTAGATTATATCAGGGTAAAAAAGATTTAATATCTAGGATGGAGATGTCCAAGATATTAGAATTAAAAAATACTTTTATATGGAAAAAAACTGTTGACATTTCTAATTAGATGTGTCATAATTACTTTATTAATAACTAGAAAAGGAGTACACCTATGAGTGTAATAAAAGGAAACGCATATTGGGCATCAATCGTCAGCCCAAATACTACATTCGATTCAGATGGAGTATGGTCAATAGACGTAGGTAATCTTGATAAGAAAAACATTGAGATTGCTAAAAATGATGGTCTCGAAATTAAGAATAAAGGAGATGATCGTGGAGATTTTGTTACTGTTAAACGTAAAGTTAGACGTAAGGATGGTAGCATGAATAAAGCACCTGAAGTTAAGGATGCACAAAAACGTACCATGATTAATACATTAATTGGTAATGGTTCAGAAGTCAATGTACTTTATAGTACATATGAATGGGAGTTCAAAGGTCGTTCTGGAGTATCTGCTGATTTACGTGCTATACAGGTAACTAATTTAGTACCTTACAATGTAGACGCTGATGCAGATGAAGCTTTTGAAATAGTTCCTGATGGATTTGTAAGTAATGAATCTGATGAGGAAGTGTCTTTCGCTTCTTAACCAACCAAGAAAGGATGGAGAGGTGCTACTGAACGAGTATCTCTCCATTATTTATTATGAAAACAATAGATACATTAGTCAAAGATATTTATTCTTTATTTGATTCTAATATTGATAATAAAATAGATGAGAAAAAATTAGAAGAAAATTTAGATATATTTGTGAATGGTTTAAAAGAAGTTGTAACTGAATTTTTTAAAGAGAAACCTGCAGTAAAACGTAACTTACGTTTATCTTCTATAGGTAGACCTGCAAGACAACTTTGGTATGATAAAAATTCAGACAAAGATGTAATACCATTAGAACCTAGTACACGTATTAAGTTTTTATATGGTCATATTCTTGAGGAAGTATTACTTCTCTTCACACGTGTTGCAGGACATACAGTAACTGATCAACAAAAACAAATTGATGTTGGTGGTATTAAAGGACACCAAGATTGTATGATTGATGGTGTATTGGTTGATTGTAAGAGTGCATCAGGTAAAAGCTTTGAGAAGTTTGCTAAAGGAAATCTTCATGCTGATGATCCCTTTGGATATATAGCACAAATATCAGCTTATGCTGAAGGTAATAATGTAGATGCAGGAGCATTCCTTGTTATAAATAAACAGAATGGAGAGATATGTTTAACACATGTACATTCAATGGAAATGATTGATGCTAAAGAAAGAGTTGAATATCTTAAAGGAGTTATGGAGAAAGACAATCCACCTGATAAGTGTTATCCTGATGTGCCTGATGGAGCTAGTGGTAATCGTAAGCTTGCTATTGGTTGCATCTATTGTCCACATAAGCGTACTTGTTGGAGTGATGCGAATGAAGGTAAAGGGTTACGTGTATTTCAGTATGCAAAAGGTTACAGGTTTCTTACGCAAGTTAATAGGACACCTGATGTAGAGGAAGTTACAACATGGTAAACCATTGGGTTAGGTATGATACTGAAGAATCTTTCGTACCTAATCTTGATAAGTTTGGTTTTGTTTATATCATAACCAATATGAAATCAGGTAAAGCATACGTAGGTTGTAAGCAATATTTTAGAGGTAAATCTAAAAAGAAAATGCAATGGGAAACTTATATAGGTTCTTCCAAGTATCTTAAAGCTGATATAGAAAAGATAGGTAAAGAACATTTTACTTTTGAAGTTATAGCAGAATATAAAAACAAAAGAAGTTTACGATACTATGAAGCATACTATCAAATGAAATGGGATGTACTTACTGCTGTGATAGAAGGTACAGATGAACCTGCTTATTATAATTCTTATGTAGGTGGTAAATTTTATAGACCTGTTGAAAGTTATCAAGATCCTGACTATTTAAAAAAACTTAGTGACTCTCATAAAGGACAGAAAGTATCTGATGAAACAAGAAAAAAACTTAGTGAGAAATTAAGTGGTTCTAATAATGGTATGTTTGGAAAGAAACAAACAGATGAAGCTAAAAAAAAGATAGGTGAATTTCAAAAAAAATTAAGTCGTAATGGTAGACCACCAGAAGTAAAAGAAAAGATACGTCAATCTTTATTAGGACATAAAGTATCTGATGAAACCAGAAAGAAACTTAGTAAAGCTCATAAAGGTCATCCAATTTCAAATAAAACTAAAGGTATACTTTCTAAAAAAATGAAATTAATTTGGAAAAAAAGAAAGGAGGTAAAAGATGTCAGTAAAAAAGTCAATGTATGAATCAGCATTATCTGAGTTTGAATCAACAAGAGATAAAGCTATTTCTACTGCACGTATATACTTGGAACATCCTGTTGGTATAGGAGAACATCCCCAAGTTATTGATGAATTTATTAAGCAAATAAAAATAGCTGCTGAAAATGAAGAAGCTATTTATATGTTGCAAAATGCATTCCAAGACGAGATAAGTCCAAAAGAAAAATGATAGATGGAACAAGACTATTTCAGTATAACATTGGATGTATCTTCTAAGAATGGGGAACGACCAGAAAGAGTTTTATTTTTATCTGTTATACTACAAGCATTGTTAGATGCTACTAAAACAAAGAGTAAAGTTGAAACTCCTCAAACAAGTATTGAGAGAGAACGAGCACGTGCCTGGTTTTTCTGTAGTGTAGGTGTAACGTGTGATGATTTTGAGGATGTATGTTATAATGCAGGTCTTAGTCCTGAATATACAAGAAGCTTTGCATATAAAGTAATTCATTCAAAGGAGATAGGATATGTCAGACAAAAAATTAAAAGAGTTCTCGATAAAAAATGAGAGACATAGAGATTATATGAAAAGAAAAAATGCTGAAGAACAAATGATTGCAGAAGAAAAAGTATTAGCAAGTAATCAACAGATAGGTGGTAGTCATTACAAAGATTGTGCTATACAACCCATTGATTTTATCATGGCAAATAACTTTGGATTTTGTGAAGGTAATATAATAAAATATACTACCAGACATAAGAAAAAAGGTGAAGGTAAAAAAGATTTAGAAAAAGTAATTCACTATGCACAACTATTAATTGAAAAGAAATATGGAGATGAAAGATAATGGCAAATAATTATTTACCTACTGAATATCAATCATTTATACATCTATCAAGATACTCAAGATGGTTAGAAGAAGAAAGAAGAAGAGAAACGTGGGTAGAAACTGTTAATAGATTAATAACATTTTTTAGAAATCATATTGAAAATAATATTGAAGCAAAGGTAAATGCTAGTGCATGGAATATGCTTGAAGAATCCATATTATCTTTAGATGTTATGCCTAGTATGAGAGCTTTAATGACTTCAGGTAAAGCATTAGAGAGAGAACATATAGCAGGATATAATTGTTCTTATATTCCTATTGATAGTCCTAAAGCATTTGATGAAGTTTTATATGTTCTTATGAATGGAACAGGTGTAGGATTTTCTGTTGAACGACCATATATAAATGGTTTACCTACTATACCTGATAGAGAATTTGAACATACAGATGATGTTATATCTGTTGCTGACTCTAAAGAAGGATGGGCTAGAGCATTTAGAGATTTAATATCATATCTTTATACTTGTCGTATTCCTAAGATAAGTGTATCAAAAGTAAGATCTGCAGGTGCAAGATTAAAAACATTTGGTGGTAGAGCAAGTGGTCCTCAACCTTTAGTAGACTTATTTGATTTTACTATTAATAAATTTAAAAATGCTAAAGGTAGAAAGCTTACCAGTTTAGAGTGCCATGATATAGCTTGTAAGACAGGAGAAGTTGTAGTAGTTGGTGGTGTTAGAAGGTCAGCATTAATATCTTTGTCTAATTTATCTGATGATAGAATGAGAGTAGCTAAAAAAGGAGAGTGGTGGAACATAAATCCTGAGAGAGCATTAGCAAATAATTCTGCTGTTTATGATGGTCAACCTGATACAGGAACTTTTATGAAAGAATGGTTGTCTTTATATGAAAGTAAATCAGGTGAACGTGGAATATTTAATAGAGCATCTGCTCAAGAAAAAGCAAAACAAAATGGTAGAAGAAATGCTGATGCAGCTTTTGGAACTAATCCTTGTAGTGAAATTATACTAAGACCAAATCAATTCTGTAATCTAACTGAAGTTGTATGTCGTTCTACAGATACACTAGATACATTAAAAAATAAAATAAAAATAGCTACCATACTAGGTACAATACAATCTACCTTTACAAACTTTGGTTATTTAAGGAAGAGATGGATTGATAATACAGAAGAAGAAAGATTATTAGGTGTATCTCTTACAGGTATTATGGATAGTTCTGTATTAAATGGAACTGAAACAGGATTAGAAAGTACATTACAAACTCTTAGAAAAGTAGCTGTTAAAACAAATAAAGAATGGTCAGATAAATTTGGTATACCTCAGTCAACTGCTATTACTTGTGTTAAACCTTCAGGTACTGTTAGTCAATTAGTTGATAGTGCTAGTGGTATACATGCAAGACATAATCCTTATTATCTTAGAACAGTTCGAGGAGATAATAAAGATCCTCTTACACAATTTATGAGGGAATCTGGCATACCCAATGAACCTGATTATCTTAAACCAGAACATACAACTGTATTTTCTTTTCCTATGATGGCTCCTAAAGGTTCTGTATGTCGTAATGATATGACTGCTATTCAACAATTAAAACTATGGAGAACTTATGCTGAACATTGGTGTGAACATAAACCTTCTGTAACTATTAGTGTTAAAGAAGAAGAGTGGGTTCCTGTGGGTGCATGGTGTTGGAATAATTTTAAATATTTAAGTGGTGTATCTTTTTTACCACATTCTGATCATACATATCAACAAGCACCTTATCAGGATATTACTCAAAGAAAATATAATAGTTTAATGAAGAAGATGCCAACGAAAATAAATTGGAATTTACTTCAAGACTTTGAAACAGGTGATAATACAAAAGGATCACAACAACTTGCCTGTACTGCAGGTGTATGTGAGTTGGTAGATATATAATGAAAACAATTTGGTTGTTGTATATACTTGTTTCTTTTAATAGTGATCCTCAATTACAAATAGAAGAGTATAATACAGAAGAAGAATGTATACAAGAGAAAGCAAGGGTCTTAAAAGAAATTAAAGAGGTATATAATATAGAGGATGCTCAAGTACATTGCATATTAAGTACACGATAGAAGAATGGAAAGAAATGAAGGAAATGTTTAAAATTGTAGGACTTCCAAATCCTAAACATTATCCTCAAAGTTTTGCTTATTATTATAAAGTTTATTTACTTAGTAAATATGGTTTACAAGAAAAAAGTTCTTGACTTTTATAATAAAGTGTGTCATAATTACACTATAGAATGCCAATTATGGATTCTATAACTCGCTTAATGAAAGGAGAAAAGCATGAGTTTATTTCATAACATAAATAGATATGCTATAGGATTTGATCATTTGATGGATCATATGGTAGCTCTGCAAAATAATGATGTCTTAGCTGGTAATGATTATCCACCTTATGATATTGTTAAAGCAGGAGAAGATAAATATACTATAGAATTAGCAGTTGCTGGTTTTAAAAAAGATGAATTATATCTTGAGGTTAAAGATCAATACTTAACTATTAAAGGTGATTCTAATAAACGACATTCTAATGAAGAATATCTTCATAAGAATATAGCACGAAGATCTTTTCATAAAAGATTTTCTCTAGCAGAAAACATAGAAGTTGAAGATGCTAGAATGGAAGATGGTGTATTGATTGTTAGTCTGACACATAATATACCTGAAGAACAAAAACCAAAGAGCATTACTATACAGTAATAAAATACTAGAGAGGGTGTTTTATTACATCCTCTCTTATTTATGGAGATATTATGAGTAAAAAAAAGAAAAGTATAAATACAGTTTATATAGGATATGATCCTAGAGAATATGCTGCTTACGAAGTTCTAAAGTTTTCAATAGAACGAATATCAATGGAACCTGTTAGAGTTTTACCAATTAAGAAACCTATTGTAGAACGTATGGGTTTATATAATAGAAAACATGAGATACTACAAGGTCAACCTTACGATATAATAGATGGAAGACCTTTCTCAACTGACTTTTCTTTTACTAGATTTTTAGTACCTGCTCTTAATATGTATGAAGGATATGCATTATTTATGGATTGTGATATGTATGTTCGTACAGATATATCTGAATTATTTGAAATGTGTGATAATAAATATTATCCTTTGTGGTGTGTACATCATAAGTATGAACCTAAAAAAGGTTTAAAGATGGATGGTAAATTACAAGAACCCTATCGTAGAAAGAACTGGTCAAGTCTTATGATGTTTAATTGTGGACATGATTTAAATAAAAGACTTACAGTTGAAGATGTTAATACTAAATCAGGTAGATGGCTACATGGATTTGAGTGGCTACCAGATAAAGAAGCAGATATAGGTAGAATACCTGAAGAATGGAATTGGTTGGATGGACATTCAGATGTTAAGTTAGAAGCAAAGAATGTACACTTTACAACAGGTGGTCCTTGGTTTAAAGATTGGGGTCCAAAGAGAGACCAAGATACTAAGTATGGTATTGAATGGGTTAATGATGCCAGATGGTTACAGATGAATGGATTATTAGATGAAGCAAAGGACTATGTTATATGACAAAAATAAATTTTGTTACTTCATTTAATGAAGATATTTTAAAGAATGTTGGACATCATTTTTTAAAATCAATTAGTGAACATTGGGAACCTTCTTTAAATCTTGCATGTTATACACATGACTGTTCATTAGAAAGTTATTCTCTTCCTAAAAATAAATCTATTTCTTATAAACAATTAGATAATATAGAAGATTATAAAACTTTTAAAGAAACTAATTCAATACATGATGGTACAGAGAATGGACAAGTTGCTTATAATTGGAGACTTGATGTTATCAGATGGGCACATAAAGTATATGCTCTAACAGAATATGCTTTTGAATTAGCAGAAAAAGATAAAGAAGCAGGTTGGTTAATATGGATTGATGCTGATTCTTTTGCTAAGAAAAGATTAGTATCTGATGATATACTTGCTATGCTACCTGAAGCTTGTGATGTAGCTTATGCAGGTATCAGAACAACAGATGATAATGTACAATATCTTGATACATCTTTTATGGCTTTTAATTTAAATAAAAAACCTGCTCTTGATTTACTAGGTGATTTAAGAGGTGCTTATAATTCAGGAGAATTAATTTCTTATAGAGAATGGCATGATGCATTTATAACAGAAAGATTATTAAATATTTATAAAGCACATGGAATGAAGATTATATCTTTGAATGGTATATCTGATTATGTTATGCACTTTAAAGGTATTCAAGATATAACTATGTTACCTGTTAGAGATAGTTCTGGTAGAAGATTATTTAATTTATCTGATGATGATACAAGTCCAGATATTATGCCCACGAGATATAAACAAATTTTAGAAATTATAGAGGAGTATAAACCTAAATCAATTATCGAAGTAGGTACATGGAATGCAGGTCGTGCTATTGAAATGGCTCTTACTTCTTTCAAACACCATGATGAAATAGTTTATAAAGGTTTTGATTTATTTGAAGATGCTACTACTGAAACAGATATAGAAGAATTTAATGTTAAAGCTCATAATACTCAGTCTGCAGTAATAAAAAGACTACAAGAATTTAGAGCTAAGATGATGAAAGATAAAAAAGTATTTACATTTGAAATAGGTAAAGGTAATTCCAGAGATATATTAAAAGATCGTACTGATTTAAATGCTGACTTTGTTTTAATAGGTGGTGGCAATAGTATTAAAACAGTAGCAAGTGATTACAAACATTTAAAACACAATCCTATTGTTATGATTGATCATTATTTTTTAGAAGATAAAGATGGTAATCAAACTCCTGAAGAATTTCAAGGTGCAAATAAAGTATTAGATCAACTTAAAAAAGAAAAGAATAAAAGTATTAGACAATGGGTATTACCTTCAGCAGATAAAGTTCGTGGTGGTGGTCACACACATCTAGCTATTATTTTAAATGATAAAAAATTATCTAACATTCCTAAATCTCTTTTAAATGTACCTATTGTAGTTAATCCTAGAGATTGTGTATCAAAAGATTATATACGTAATAATATAAAAGAGAATATGACTTTAATAGATGAGAAAAAATGGTTAGGAAAATATCTTTATCATTCAGGTAGAGCTATTATAGTTTCAGGAGGACCTTATACAAACTATGATGAATTAAAAGCTACTATTAAAAAGTATGATGGTGAAGCAAAGATTGTATGTGTTAAACATTCTTATTTAAATTTATTAAAACATGGAATACAACCTTGGGCTTGTGTTGTTCTTGATCCTAGACCTATTACAGGTACAAGTACACATGGTATAGTAAGAAAAGATTTATTTAAAGAGGTTGATTCGAAAACTAAATTCTTTGTAGCTTCTATGACTGATCCTTCTGTTACAAAATATCTAAAAGAAAAAGATGCAAACATATGGGGATGGCACGCATTTACAGAATCATTAAGAGACCCTGAAGAACAGAAAAAAGGTATACAAAATAATGCAGTTAAAGTAAATGAAGAGTTAGGTATACCACTAGGAGCTACTCTTATAACAGGTGGTACGTGTGCTGCTATGAGAACCATAGGTATCATGCACACTATGGGCTTTAGAGCTTTTGATTTATTTGGTTTTGATTGTAATATGGAAGAACCTACTAAAGAAATGAAAAAAGAAACTACTGGTGCTGAAGATGAAGAACCAAGACCAAAGTATTTTCAAGTAGGTGTAAAGGATAAAAGTTATTGGACAACAGGAGAACTATTAGCTATGGCTCAAGATTGTGAAAGAACTTTTGCTGATCAAAAAATGGAAATGGATTTTACTTTTCATGGAGAGAATACATTAGTAGCTTCTTTATGGGAAATAGCTCAAGAAAATAAACAACATAAAACTTTTGAGGAAATATTTAATGACTGATTATGTATTACCACGTAAACCAGAACCCTCTCAAGAGTATATAGAATTACTTGATGCTTATAAAGATTTGCATAATGATACAGGTGCATTTAAAGGTATAAGTTTAGTACCTTTTATTCTTGTTATTAAAGATCTTATAAAAGAAAATAAATGTAAAACATTATTTGATTATGGTTGTGGTAAAGGTATACCTTATCATAAAGAATATTTTAAAGCTGCTGATCCTAAAAATAAATGGAAAGAGTTTGATAAACCTGTACAAGATGTATGGGGTATAGATGATTTTTTTCTTTATGATCCTGCTTATCCTGACCATGATAAATTACCTAATAAAAAATATGATATAGTATTATGTACTGATGTTCTTGAACATATACCTGAAGATGATTTAGATTGGGTGATAAGAGAAGTATTAAGTTATGCAAATAAAATTGTATTTATAAATGTCTGTGCTATGAAAGCATTAAAGACATTTCCAAAAGGAAAACATAAAGGAAGAAATGTTCATGTATCTCTCTTTAGTCACAATGAATGGGTAGAAAGACTAGCAAATATATGGAGAGATTTTAAACATTTAAAAATTTATTTAGCTACAACAGGAGATCAAGGTGAAAAAAGTTTAAAAGGAGTTTGTATTAAACGTAATACAGATCCTATTAAAAAACCAAAGGTACTATGAACATTTAAATAGAAAGGAGTAAAATAAAAATGTTCCCTTATAATGAAGATGAATGGCTGTGGTTATCAGCTAAAAAAACTTTACAAGGAGAAATAACATGGCTAAACAAACAAAGAAAGTTGTTCAGCATACCAAGAATACTATTCAAAATCTTATGGGCAAACCTTCGTCTAAAGGTTTGGTATTCTTAATAGGTATTATTTTAGTACTTATTATATTTTCTATGCTTGGAAAACCTAAAGACGCAGAATCTGCTGAAGAGATGCGAAGTACTCTTCCTGGTTGGTCTCTTGGGTATAGATATTGGTATGATATGGATGAGAATGAGAAATCCAAACTAAGACTGTTTGGAAAATATAAACAAAGAAGTGGTAATACTTTTAGAATTGGTTGGGATAGACAGGTTGGTAAAGATTTAAATCAATTTGAATTGAATCCTGATGATGATGGAGTTATATTCTTTGAACAGGAGATTAAATTTTAATGAGATTTTTATTAATATTAATTAGTACATGTTTTTTTTCAGCATGTGCTCTTGACTCAAGTCAGGTAGATAGTACAGTCATACAAGATAGTACTGTTATAAAATCTACTGAAGCTTGTACAGATAAAGGAACATGTAAATGATAAAATATATAATAGCAATCCTAATTATAGGAGCACTTGCTTTTGGTGGGTGGTATCTATATCAAGAACATACAACTGAAGAAGTTATGTTACCAGAACCAGCACCAATAACTACTCAAGCAGAATAATGCCTGAGATATTTCATGTAGCTATGCTTCTCATTTGCTTTCATGGGGAGTGTACTACATTTGAGAGTGCACCTTATTCAAGAAATATAAGTGCAGATCAATGTCAAAAAATGTTAATATATACTTTTCAAACTCAAGTTGGTCCTTACTATGATAAGATTATTGATTTTGAAAAAGATAACCCTGAAGATATAGTAATTAAATATGCAGGTTGTGATACAACGCATAGAAACCCTGAAGATGATAATGATTGGAGGATAACACCTAATGTTGATCCAAAACTTCACACGCCAGATCAAAACGATCTTAGGTGGCAACAAGAAAAAGGAAAAGAACTCTAATGTCTTTGTTGTTGCTTTTTATTATGCTGTTATAACAGGTCTTGTTGCAGGTTTATTTCATTGGATAGTTAATTAATGGCATTAAACGAAAAACAAGAACGCTTTGCTCAAGCATATATTCTACATAGGAATGCTAAAGAAGCTGCGAAAGCTGCAGGATATACAGCAAATTCAGGACAAGCTTTAGCTAATCAAGGGCATAGACTTATTCATAATGATGAAGTTAAAGAACGTATAGAAGAATTAGAAAATAATCTTGAGACAAATGTAGATGTTATATCTGAAATAGAAACACAGTATACCTATGCTAAAAACAATGGACATACAAATAGTGCTATTAAAGCATTGGAATTATTATCAAGAGTAAGAGGAGCTAAGAGTGACAAAGAAATTGATATGTCACCTGAAGGTCTTGAAGCTAATATAGTTGATACTCTAAAGATATTAGGTAAGAAAAAGGTTATGGAATTTGTTAAGAAATGTGGGTTTTAATTATTGACCAGCTAAAGGATTATCTAAAGCTCGTTGTAACATCTCACGTAACTTTGATTCTAATTCTGATAGTTTACTATCTATTAGTTCTATTCTTCGTTGTGCATCAGACTCGATTGCTGTACGTTTAGAATCAAATCTGTCACTTGCATGGTCAATCATAGTTCTTAAATCTGTTTCAGTTTGTCTAAGAGAAGTTCTTACTTCTTGATCCATATTACGAGAACGTCTATCAACTCCAGCAACTTGATCTTGTACTTCATTAATATCTTTTCTTAAATCTATACGTATAGTTCGTGCATCATCTTGTGCTGCACCTACAAGTTCTTTTACAGTACGTAATTCTGTACCCATATTATCTTCTAAAGATATTATTCTTTCTTCTAATACATCTAATTTTAAATTAAAACCAGAAAGATCAGGAGCAATATATTCATTTATCTTATCCTCCATAGCAACCCACCTAGCATATCCCTCAAATCCTGCCCATATAGCACCACCTAAAGTTGCGAGTAGTGGGAAAATTAAAAATAATCTACCACCTTTTATCTTAATACCTTGATATTCTACTTCACTCATACTGTTGTTGTATCATCCTTTCCATTTGTAAGTTTGATCTAACACTTAGATAATCTCCAAGAGGATCAGGCATTAATTGATCAGTATAAATCTCTTCTTCTACATACCATTGCATTTGTTGTACTATATCTTGTTGTTGATATTGTTGTATATCAGGACCAAGAGCAGTCACTAATGCTATGGTTGTCATCTGTGCTACAGGATCATATTGTGATTGAATTGTAGCAAGTATTTCATTTGCTTTAGCTTGTTTCTTTTGTTGTTGTTTTGTAGTTTCTAATTTCTTTGTTTCTGTTTTCTGACCCACCTCTTCTGCATCCACATCCTTACTCGCAGTTTTCTTTTCTTGTGGTTCAATCTCTTCTTTAGCTTCGTCTTTAATCTCTTCCATATTATTGTCTTCAGAAACATCAGCAACCTCCTTTGTAGGTTCTTCGTTAGTTTCTTCTACAACTTCTACTTCTACTGGTTCTTGTTCAATAGCAGGTTCTTTAACCTCTTCTAATGTTGGCATAGATACGTCAACATCCATCCCTATATCTTGTATCTCTTCTACCATTTCCTGAACTTCTGTTATAACTTCTTCATATGATATAGTACCTTCGTTATATTCTTCCATCATTGCACCCATTTCTATTGGCACGTCTACCATCATCTCTTCCATAGGTTGTTCCATAGTAGGTATATCAAATGTCATAACTATATCAAACTCTTCCATCATCTCATCCATTTGATACTGTTCTTCTGGTGTAGCTATATCATATTGTTCAATAAGTTCTATTGTTATTTGATCTTCCATTAATCCTGGTTGAACAATTTCTATCCATGTTTCTACTGATGTTGTTATATGATTGTAATTAACTGTGTATTCTACATTATCAAAATAATAATTCTTTGCTCCACCTATTCTTATAAATACTTTATCTAAATCTCCTGCAAAATCATATGTTCCTGAATATGTTGTAGGTGTTTGATTATTTTCTAATGTAATCTGTCCTGTATCCCATTGTAAAACATTATTATTATAACCTTTTGTTTGAAAATATCCTGTAGTATTAGCTTTTGAATGATGCATCTGTAATTCCCATTCTAATGCACCTCCATCTGATATATGAAAATCTGATATGTCTACATATTGATCAAAGGTTGTGAGAGAATTTGATGTACCTTTTCCACACGTACCTGTACCAAAATATGCATTACAATTTGGCATACTCGCAGGACCTAGCCCACCCCAATCTAGATCCATATCTCCCTCGTAACGATTTGCTACGATACCTGTATCTTTATGTAGTATATCACCTGTTGTTTTATGTTCAACAGTTGTAGTAGTTTCTGTTATTGTATCTATATGTCCTTCACCTAGATGCTCAGTCTCTATCTCTTGGGTAACTGTATCACCCTCTTCAAGCATTTGTGCATTAGATGAGTAACAATATAAGAAGAACAGAGAAAATACCAAGAGCATTTTCATCAGTAATATATTCTTCATCTTTAATATTTTCCTTTAACCACTTCTCATAATCAGGTCGTTTTTCTGGATTTTCTAACCATTCTTTTGCAGCGTCTACACCAATTTTTCCCATGTATGGGCATGGTGTTCCTGCCATTTCCATTGCTCTAAAGACTCTTTCATCTTGACATAACATGGATACTGCTGCAACTTTCATACCCATAAAATATAAAGATCTACTTAATTTTAATCTTTCACAATTTAAATCTCTTATAGATGTACCACCTGCTATTCCTAGTATCTGTGATTGTATAGCAGCAGATGCAGCAAAGCTACAGACATCTTGATTACTGTTCATAATAGATGGAGCACTTGCAGTTGATGGAGTTCTATCAACGCTAGTTGTTCCACTAACAGTAGAGGTAGTAGATGTTACTGTATTAGTTTGTGCAAATGTAGGTAATGTAAATAAAAAACAAACACTAATCAGTATCAGTATCTTTTTCATAGCAATCACAATCACATTGGTTAGTTTCTATACATAGACAAGGATCACCAGTACAATCTGGGTTATTACATGTACATTCTGACATTATTGTTTTTCCATCCACCTATCTAATTTTTCTTCTAGTCTATCAAACCTATCAAGTATTTTATTTACTTCACTATATACTTCTTTTTTTGTAGCATAATTAGTAGCCATAAACTCTCTAGTCTTTGCATCAGACAATGCATGGTCTTTTAAATCTTCACGTAGCTTATTTATATCACTATTAGTACCACGTATCCACCATAGAAATGCACCTATAGCTAGTGTTAAGATTCCATTCCATAGCATTGTCATATCTTGCATTATCTTAGTCCTCTAATATTAAAAAGGTTTATTAATATATTCTTTCCAAGCTTTATTCATTTCATTAATAACATATTCATTATTATCTAAAGTTACTCCTGCTTCTGTTAAAAGTCTTAACATTCTTTTATTTTCTGGAGTTGTAGGAAGTAATTGTTTATTATCATATTTACCCATAAGTAATCGTTCTATTTTAGTTGTCTTTAATTTTAAATCTTTACCTGCTACATCACTTACTGCTATTGCAATTTCTTTATCTGACAAACCTAAAATTTTAAATTTAGATATTAGATTAGCTAATGTTTTATCAGCTTGATAATGTTTTTCTAAAGTATCTTTATATCTCTGTATTAATTTATCTTCATCTAAACCTTCAGCTCGCATAGTAATAATATCTCTTAAAAAATCTCTCTTTATTAAACTTTTTTGATACCATAAAGGTGCTACTTTAAATTTAACTAATTGATTTATATCTACTTGTTTTGTTTTTAAACCTAAGTTTGAAAATATATTATCTTTTGTAATTTTATTAAAGTCACCATCTAATATTTTTTCCCAAAGTTTACCTGCTTCATATTTACTTGCTTGTGGCATTCCTGTTTTAACTTTAATTCCTTCAGGATCTCTTCCTCCTTTATTAATCCAGCTTTGTCCATCCCATTCCCAGACATTCTCAACTGTACTAAAATTCTTCATAGTCTCTTCTGTTATATTAGCTTCAGAAAGTCTTTGCATTTCAGATAAAAATCCAGGAGTAAATCCTGCATTAGGTCCTAGTATACTTTCTACCCATAGAGCTGCTTCTCTTTGTCCAGATCCTTCTGGTAAATTAGCTATATTATTTGTTGCTACATCATAAAATGCTTTAGCAGCTATAGAAGGTCCAAGAATAGGTGAAATAAATTCCCATGATGCATTTATAATTTGATTATTAATTTGAGTATCAGTTAATTCTTCCTTATTTTTTATAGTACGTATTATTCTTCGTATAGGATTTTTAATTCCTTGCCATACATCTACTCGTGAAGGTTCTTTATAACTATAAATTAAATGATCAGTCCATACTCCTTTTCTTTTATCATATTTTTTAACACGTTCTACATTATTTGTAAAGACTTTAGGAGTAGCTTGATAATAATCAACAAAGAAACTTAAAGCATCACTTGCTTTTTTACTAATATTATAAGTTAATCTAGAAGTTTCATTTAAAGCATCATAACCTACAGCTAATCCAGTACCTGCTCCTAAACTCCACATTCCTTTACCTCTAAGATAACCCATTACTTTTTTATTAGTACGTAAATTATATCCAGTTTTCTGTAACATATCATCAGCACTTTTAAATCCTGCATGTCTAGCTAAATCATTTGCAGATCTACCTGATAAATCATTACCTATACCTCTTAAAGTTCTATTAGTTGTTCTTATAATTTCTGCAAACCAAGAAGGAAAGGAGCCAAATAAAGGAATTGTTTTTAATCCTCGTATTCCTTTAGGAACCATAGACCATGTTGGCATTCTCATACGTACACGTTCTGCTATAAAATGATCTAATACATCATCTAAAGTACGATTATTTGCTATGGGCATATTTTTTAAAGTAGGTTCTACACTTCTTCTAATTCCTGAACGTAAACTATCAAATACTGTAGCTCTCATTATACTATCAGCTCCTTGATATATTTTTGTAGGTAAACGTACAGGATATAATATAGCATTAAACACTTTAGATGTAATTTTATTTCCTTTAGCTACTTCAGATATATCATCCATATATGCTTGCATTTGTTTTGCATTAACACCTTCATCTATTATTCCTAATTTAGATCTTTTATTAAACCAATTATTCCATTCTTGACCTCTAAGAAAATTAGGACTTTGTATTGTTCTACCAAATGATTTAACAAATTCTATAGGATTTGCACCACCTAACAATGCAGCAAAATTAAAATTACCTATAAAATTTACTCCTTGTGTAACTGGAGATAAAATAGTTTTAGCAACTTCTGCACCTCCTTTTAAACTTGAGGATGTAAATCTCCACAATTTACCTAGTAAAGTTTCTCCTGTTATTTCTTCATTAGCTAGTCCTCTTCTAATTCCTTTAGCCCATTCTTCCTCTGCAAATATTCCCTCTAAAGGACTTTTAAAAGACGCAGGAAATTGTAATCCTCCTTGTCTATCCAATTTACCTAAGTGTACTTTATCTGTTGCGTCTAATTTATATCTTTTTGTATCTACATCATCTATTTTTTTTATACCTTTTGATGGTGGTATTTTTTTAGAAGCATGTAAATATCCTTTAGCTAATCCATCTGCTCTTAAATCTTTTAAAAATTTTACTTGAGAAGTAATTTTTCCTAATTCACCCATAGTTTGTTGATAACGAGTTATAGGATTTCTTTTTTCACCCCACATATCTCTTAATTCTTTTGAAAATAATTTCCTTTGTTTTAAAACATTTGGATGATTATAATTTTTACTACCCCATTCTAAAAAATCAAATAATTCTTTAGCACCTTTTTGTGTAATTCTTTCTTTTATTATACCAGTAATTTCATCTTCACTTAAACCTAAAGTATTTTTTAAATAACTATGGTATTTTTGTATCTTATCTATTTGTGTTTGATATTTTGGATTCTTTATAAGAAAATTTAAATTACCTTTACCTTCATTAGTTAATAAACGAAAAGCTTTATTTAAATTACGAGAAATAGAAGGGTTATCAAAAATGTCATAACTTCGTTGTAAATAAAATTTATTATTAGATCCAAAAGTTGCACTCATTTTTGAATCCATTACACCAGACTTAACTAAATAATTACTCAAATCATCTACATTTTGTCTAAGTTTTTGAACTATTTTTTTTGTAGAAGGTTCTAATGTATTTAAAATTTTAACTTGTTGAGATCTAAAAAAAGTATCTGTTTTATTTGCTGCTGCTTTTTCAGTTAAATCTTTTAATTTTTTATTATAATTTCTTACAGGTATTTTCTTTTTACCTTCTGCTACTCGTTTAATATTTTCTTCATCTAATTGTTTTTTAATAACAGGTCTTAAAGCATCTATATTTCTATTAAATATTTTTTGATATGCAGGATTATCTTTATCCAATACTAAAATACTATTAATTTTATCTTGTATTTCTTTTTTAAGTTTACTAAATTTAGATACTCCATATTCTTTTTTTATAGCTTTATTAAATTCTCTAATATTAAGTGAAGTTTGTTGTCTTATAACTCTAGGTGTTCCTTTTTTTGTTATCCATAAATCATAAGCATCATCTCCTATATTTCTATTAGCTAAAAAATTTTCTTTTATTTCATCAATATATGAAAAAGGTTTTGATACTCTTATTCTTTTTAATAAACTAGGTGGTTCAAAAGCATTATCTACATCAACAACTTCATTTACAATAACTTTTTCTTGATCAGCATTATTAGCTAAAGAATCATCACCTTTATTTTTAGAAACTGTTATAGGAGAATCAATACCATCTTCTTTTGCTTTTACTTTTTTAGCATTTCTAGCTGCTTTAACAAGCATAGTCAATCCTATAATAGGAGTTGATATAATACCAGCAGTAAAAAGTTCTTGACCAAATTGATTAGCATATTGAAGAGCTATAGGATCTTCTGGATCAACAGCTAAAGCATCTACTATAGGATCTAATCTTGCCCACTCAACTGTTTCAGGAAAAGATTTTTTTAATACATCAAGAGTTGCTTCATCAGGATTAAATGCTAATGTTAATCCACCAGCAGCTATTGTAGTATTATAAGCTCCTTTTTTTAAATAAGTTCTTAATTTTGAAATTTTATTTACAGCTTCTTTAAATTTTTTTATTTTGTTAACATCAACTTTGTCACCTTTAATAAACTTTCTTACTCTAGGAACAATATTACCAACAGTTAATATACCTGCTGCACCTTGACCAATATCTGCTCCTATTTCTTTCGTGATTTCTTTTGCACCTGGTGGTGTATAAGGATCAGAAAAATTACTCCACCAATCTTTAGTACCATCTCCAATAAGATTACCTATATTTTTTGTAATAGGAACTTTATTAGATAGTGCTTCAGCAGTATCAGAAACAAATTTTGTAGTAGTTTTAAAAAGTAATTCTGGAATACTTACATCTCTAGGATTTTCACCTTTTGCTACAAGTCTATTATATTCTTTATTAGCTTCTAAATAATCATCAGGTTCATATCCAGTATCTATAATAAAATTTATTACATCTTGCTCGTTTTTAAATATACCATTATCCATACTCTCTTTTATAGCATCTTTCATATCTATAAAAGTTTGAGAACGTGCACCTAATGTTGTATTTAATTGATCCAATTAACTATGTTCCTGTTGTCCATTTGTTTTTCCAATTTAAATCAGGAAATTCAGGATCCTTTAAGTTTGGATCTAGAGACATTTGAAGTTCTTCTTCTACTGGTACTAATTCTTTTTGTTTGCTTCTTATATAATATAAAAGTGCAGATTTATATACATTTGCTATTTCAGGACTTTGATCTGTTTCTAATGATCTAAAAGTTATAGATCCTGTTGGTTCACTACCTCCCATTAAATCTCTTGCAATATCTACTTCAAATGTTTTACCTCCTACAGTAAATGTTGTAGATGGATTTGTATCTAAATTAGCAGTAGCTTGTGTAAATTGTGTCATTAAATTAGTATATGCTCCTATATGTTTATCAGGCATTATCCAATTCTGATTTTCATCTAATGTTCCAGGAAACATTTTTTCAGCTAACTCATTAAAATCTCCTGTCTTCATTCCTGCTTTATATGTAGGTTGATTACTTCTTCTTGCTGTTTCTATTGCTGCATAAGCTGTTCCAAAATTTTTCATTTGATCTAAAAGTAAACCAGCAGTAGCCATATCACCTGCATTTATAGCTTCTCTATATTTAATTTCTAAATCATCAACAGCTCTTTTTTCAGCTAAACTTCTCTCTCTAATTTCTGTACCAGCTTCTCCTACATCTGAACCTATTCTACTTAGAAGTTGAGAAACTTGCATACCAGCAGTTGTACCTTCTGGACCTGTAACTTCTGGAGACATACCCCATTTAGCCATAGATTTAAATAATGCTTGTTCTCTTTCAAATTGATTTCTAGCTGTTTGACCTTTTATTAATTCTCTTTCTCTTTGTAGTTGAGCTCTTTTCAAATCTGCTATAGCTTTATTTTCAGTTCTATATCCACTTATATCTCCTTGAAATTGTTTTAATTGATTCCAATAATTCTGCATAAAATCTGATTTGTCATCTAAAGGATTTCCTATTTGAGCATTATTTTTTCTACTAACTAATGAAGAGATACCACCACCAGTTTTACCAGTAGCTCCTGGAGGATACGTAGGATAAGGTGTTCCTGCAAGAGTCTTACCACTAAATTGTCCATAGAGTTGTCCAAGTCCTCCAAGTCCACCTACAATTTGTTGACCTACACTTGGACCAAAAGTCGCTGGTTTACTTGGTTCAAATGTTGTTTGACCCATAGGTGCACCTATTACCATAGATTGATACTTACCCATTTCTCTAAAAGGTTGTTCTCTTTGCTTTAACCATTCAGCATATTCTTTATCAAGTGCAGTTTGAGCTTGTTGTTGTTTAGCTGCACCTACTATACCAAGACCTCCTAATTCTGCAGCAGCTCCTTTATATGCTGCTGTACCAATATTACCTATCTGTGATGCTGCTTGTCCTGTTCTAGTACGTTGTTCTTGCAATCTCTGAACAGCATCTTGATAAGCTTGAGCACTTCCTTTAGCTTGTATATCA